TATATCATAAAAACATGTATATATAAATATGTATATCATTATTACACATTTTAAGATGTTACAACAACTTAATATATTACTTGTTCAATTTTTGTTATCAACCAATATACAACAACAAACAATATACAACAAACAACTTATATACAACAAACAACTTATATATATCATAAAAACATGTATATATAAATATGTATATCATTATTACACATTTTAAGATGTTACAACAACTTAATATATTACTTGTTCAATTTTTGTTATCAACCAATATACAACAACAAACAATATACGACAACAAACAATATTTATCAAGGTTGAAAAATTAAAAATTATATCAAGGTTAAATAAAAGATGAATATTGAACTATTAGAGAAAAAAAGACAGATAGCAATAAGAGCAAAAATAAACTACATTAAACGAAAAAATGAAATTATCAAACAAAAAAATGATAATATCAAGATAAAAAAAGAAAAGAAAAAATACAATAATATTGAAGAGCCTAATGAGTTTAATGTTTCATTTATTTCATTTATATTAGACTTCAATAATTATGAGTATGAATAATTATGAGTATGAATAATGAAAAGTAATTTAAATAAAAATGTCTTATATAATAATAAGAACAATGAATAAAAATATAGTTTTAAGAAGTTTTAGAGATAACAAAAAAAGGGAAATTCAAAAATATAATATATATTCAAGAGTTGAAATTATTAAAAACAGACTAAAAAAGAAATTGTTGAATATTATTATTTATGATGATAACAGCATTATTATTTAAATATTATTTGAAATTTAACATCTTTAAACTTCTAATAATGACATAATATTTTTTGATAACGTATAAGCAAATATCAATAATAATGACATAATATTTTTTGATAACGTATAAGCAAATGTCATAATATTTTTTGATAACGTATAAGCAAATGTCATAATATTTTTTGATAATGTATAAGCAAATATCAATAATAATGAAATAATATTTTTTGATAACGTATAAGCAAATATCAATAATAATGACATAAGCAAATATCAATAATAATGACATAATATTTAAAATATAATATAGAATTAATAAATTAATTAATTTCAACAAATAAATATATAATTGTAATATATATACATTATTAAATGGAAGATATAATTAAAATAAAAAAAGAGATAGCGGCAAAAGCAAAACTTACTTATAATAAACGTAAAGCAGAGGGTAAAACCCAAAAAAAGATAATTCCAAAAGAACTACAAAAGAAAAGAGGGCGGCCAAAAAAAGAGCCTATTATTTTAATATTAGATGACAAACCAACAGGCAAAATTTCAAAACCACGGGGGCGAAAACCTAACCCACATTTAACTGAGCTTTTAATTATACCTAAATACATAAAAGACAAATTGAACAAAATAAAAAAAGACAAAGAAAAGGACAGAATAAAAGAGATAATAGCGACTCAAAAAATTGTAAGACAAAATATTAATAATGTTTATTAATTAAAAGCTTCAATAATATCACTACACGCAATATAATTATTAATATTTGTTATATCATGTTGTAAGACGTCGTTTAATTCTTTTTGTTTCAATATGATAAATAATAAAGTTTGTTTCAAATGTTCATTATTTTCTAGTTCTTTACAATTAAAAACCATAGATAAAATAACATCATAAGAATGATGAACATAATTATTAACATCTAAATAATGAAGTTTTTTTTTAATTTCAACCATTACTTAATATAAATTAATGTCTTCTATTTAATTCAAATAATAAGCGAGTTTTTAATAATTATATTTTTATCTATCAAATAACCAGTACCTGAATTATCTTTATTTCTTACCCAGCGACACGTTACAACTAACTTTTTTAATAATTGAACATCTATTAAATAATAAATAACACTATCATTAAGAATATAATAAGCCGCCTCAGTTGTATCAATTCCCGACGGCTTACCCCTTCCTATGAACTCAATAAAAAAATTATTAGTTTTATTACATAACATATCTGTTTTTACTTCATATTTTATATTATCACTAGTCTCAAAATCATATTTGTAGTCATCATTAAAATTTTTAATTGTTGTATTGTTTAATAGACATATTTTATCACCGGCGATAATTTCAAAGGGTTTAAACTTTTCTACGTTTTTTAAAAATGAATGATAAGACATTATATATACTAATGAAAGATAATAAATAAAATAGAATACATTAATTAAATGAATTCTATAATATTATTTTAAAATATTGTTATTATGTATTAATTATTTATATATATACTATAGAAAGAATAAATATATATAGTAATATTATAAATACAAAAAAAGAATGACTGATATTTTAAATTCCACACATGACTATAATTATAATTATGATAATGATGAATATATAACACATACAGATAAAGAAATTTTTGATATGGTTATAAACTGTGACGAACTATTAAACAATGTCAATATTAGAAAAGCTTTTTTAAGTATTGTTCAAAGAATTAAGAAGAAAGAAGCGTATTTATTCCCTACATTTTCAAAAACAGAGATGCATAATATTTATCATTCACTCAATTGATGACTCTTAATTAATAAATATTTAGGTAAATTATCAATAGTAATATTATTGTTTGGTTTTCTTCCTCTTGTTTTTGGTTCTTTTATTATCTTTTCTTTTAAAGGACGCCCCCTTTTCTTTTGTTCATCAATTGGTATAAGCTGCTTGTTTCTTCCTTCAAGTTTTCTTATATGATATCTAATTTTGGACTTCTCCGCAATAGCTTTTTTTATTAAAATAAGGTTTTCAATTAATGACATAATATTATTATTAATATTATATCATTAGTTATTTTTTAAGTAGAATTAATATATTAATAATTCATTATTATATTAGTTTATATTAGAATTTTATTATATTAGTTTATTAAATATATGTACACATTAACTCGAATTTATTTTTTAATAAAGATAATAATATATCAGAAGGTTTATTATTACCGCAATTTATACAGAAATTAATACTCAATGTGGTACGGATACATTGATAACAACCACATGAAAAATATTTATTTATTCGTAGGCAATTATTCGTACACGCATTTTCACATTTTCTTTTTTCACTATCTATCATTTTTTATTAATATATATTATTATACATATATTTAAATAGAATTAATAAAAATATTATTTCAATGTTTTTATTAATTTATCATTTGTTTTTTGTTATTTTATTGTATCATTATGTGGCTACGTTTATGACATTTATAATTCTCATTTTTTTTAAAATATTAGGTTGTTTAAAATTTGTTTGTTTATCATTGGTTTGTTTATCATCAAGTTTATTTTTATTTTGTTTATTTTTAGTTTGGTTATCGTCAAGTTTATTTTTATTTTGTTTAATCTCGTTCATTCTTACGTTTAACATGTCTAACACCATGTCTGCTAATTTATTACTCATTTTATATATATTGTAATATAACTTATTTTTTTAAGTAGAATTAATATTTATTTTTATTCATTGTTTTTTAGTTTAAAAATATATTTTATATATAATGTATATATAAAATGTTTTACGAACATTACGCTATCATTTCAAATTTTTCAAATTATGCAATTTCGACATGTGGGAACGTGCTAAATATTACTACAGGCCGAATTTTGAAACCAGGAATAAATACAGGTGGTTATTATTATGTTAATTTATATAAAAATAAAAAAGTAAAAAATAAAAGAATACATAAATTAGTAAGTAACGCTTTTTTAGATAACCCAGAAAATAAAAAATGTTGTGACCACATAGACAGAGACAGAAAGAATAATAATATAACAAATTTAAGATACGCTACAAGCTCGGAAAATAAAAAAAATAGTTCAATTTATAAAAATAATACATCATCGTGTCCCGGCGTATCTTTCAAAAAAAAATGCAATAAATGGAGAGTTGAAATTTATATAAATAAAAAAAAGAAACATATAGGATGTTTTGATAATTTTAACGATGCCGTAACATCTCGGAAATATCAGGAAGAACTACATTATAAGGAATATCAACCGTTACAATAGAAATAATTAATATATTATTTCTATGTTATTTAAATATATATTGATACTATAATTTATATATAAAATGTTTTATGAACAATACGCTATAATTTTAGAATACCCGAATTATTCAATTTCAACATGCGGACAAGTGCTTAATATTAAAACAGGCCGAATTTTGAAACCGTTAATAAATACAGGTGGTTATTATTATGTAAATTTATACAATAATAAAATAAGAATACATAAAAGAATACATAAATTAATGAGTGACGCTTTTTTAGAAAACCCAGAAAATAAAAAATGTTGTGACCACATAGACAGGAATAAAAAGAACAACAATATTTTAAATTTAAGATACGCTACACACTCTGAAAATGGTAAAAATGCAACAATTCAAAAAAATAATACATCATCGTGTACCGGCGTATCTTTTCATAAAAATAATAATAAATGGAGAGTTCAAATTTATATAAATGGAAAAGATAAACATATAGGATGTTATAATAATTTTAACGATGCCGTAACATCTCGGAAATATCAGGAAGAACTACATTATAAGGAATATCAACCTTTAGAATAGAATAAATATATTAATTAATTCTATTTTTACTTAAACAAATACATATATTATTATATATATAAAATATGTATTCATCAGCTTACGAACAATTCGCCATTATTTCAAATTTTTCAAATTATGCAATTTCAACAAATGGACGTGTACTTAACATTAATACAGGCCGGATATTGAGAGTTTATGATAACGGATATTATAATGTTACTTTAATTAATGGTAAAATTAAAAAGAGTAAAAATATACAACAATTAATAACTGACGCCTTTTTAACTGATAATAATAATTCAAGTTCATATATCTATGAATGTAATAAAAAAAATTATATATGGAAAGTTGAACCAAAAATAAATAATTCATCATCAAGCTCATATATCTATTTCAATAAAAAAAATTATTCATGGGTTGTTGAAATAAAAATAAAAGGAATTAATAAATATACAAATTCTTTTTATAAATTCAAAGACGCTTTAATATCTCGTGACCATTTTGAAAAAATACATTATGATGAATTAAACGCCTTATAAATATCAACTCTTCAATATCTTCAATTATTCTTATTATTATGTTTTGTAATAATGAGTGTAAATAAATATCAACTCTTCAATTATTCTTATTATTATGTTTTGTAATAATGAGTGTAAATAAATATCAACTCTTCAATATCTTCAATTATTCTTATTTTGTATTTTTCGTTTCTTAGATATCGGAGATATTGAAGAAAATAATTTTTTAGATACCGGTGATAATAAAAATATCTTCTACTTCTTCAATTTCTTCAATAATTTTTAACGCTTTTTTATAAAATATTGAAGAAGTAGAAGACATTTTATATATGTTTTTGAAATAAAGATAATTCAGGTACTGGTTATTTGATAGATAAAAATATAATTATTAAAAACTCGCTTATTATTTGAATTAAATAGAAGACATTAATTTATATTAAGTAATGGTTGAAATT